ACTACGTGAGGCCGGTCCGTAGCAGCCAGTGATTTGACGCTTTGACACTTTGCTTTTTTAAAGGAGGGGCAATGATACCGATATGTGTAAATCAAGACTGTAAAGATAGGAAGCTTCCAGACAACATCAAGAAAAAGCGCGTCTTGTTGCTGTCGCTGAATTACAAAAAAGGCTACATGCGTAACGCGCGCTGTGATTTTGTGTCGTGGAGCGGTACGCAATGGTGGCCGATTCAGCTGGGTTATCTGGGGGCCTTCCTGGAGTCGAAGGGATATACGGTCAAGATCCTGGATGCCCAGTCGTACAACATGGACGATTATACGACTGGACTGGAGATCCGCAAATTTCAGCCTAACTGGATCGTCATATATGCCGGCAACGAGAGCTTTGAAGATGATCTAAAAGCATCTTTGTATCTCGATACGAATGTATGCCCAACGCGCCTTGCCGGACCATTCTATGCGCTCAATGCTGGAAAATACAGGGTACCAGGAATCAGGGGGGAGCTGGAGGACGGCGTATTATCCTGGATCGAAGGCAAGGTAGACGGCGAGAAGATCATAATTGGTGAGGCGTTGTCTACCCAGGATCTTGATAACATTCCTTTCGTGAGCGACTTCTTCGCGCGCCAGCTCGATCCGAAATATTACCGTACGCCATCAGAGCCGTGGCCCTTCGTGGATATTATGACTGGACGCGGTTGCGACTGGGGCAAGTGTACGTACTGCTTGTGGCCGAAGGTTTATAAAAAAGGCTACACTGGACGCTCAATGCTTAACGTCATGGCCGAGGTAGAGAAGATCGAGAAGAATAAGATCTTCAAGTCAATTATGATCGAGGACGACACCTTTACGGAGCCGAGAGCTGTAGAATTTTCGGATCTTAAGCTACGGCGCGGCCTGGAGATACCCTGGAGCTGTCTTGTCAGAGCGAATATGCCGGCAGACGCGCTGCGCCTTATGAAAAGGGCCGGATGCTTAAATGTTCATGTCGGCTATGAATCCGGAAGTGATGCTACGCTTCGAAATGTGCTTAAAGGTCTATCCAGGCAGCGCATGGAGATCTTCACCGAAGAGGCAAAGAAGGCAAAGCTTAGGATCCACGGAGATTTTTTAATCGGCATCGATGAGACTGAGGACGATATCATACGGACTGTAGACTGGGCCTGCAAGCTCAGCCCAGATACGGCGCAATTCCAGGTATATATACCGTATGACGGCACAAAAACAGCGATACCGAAAGAGCGTCTTATGCAACTGGCGAAGATCGCATATCGTAAGTTTTACTCAAGGCCCCAGGCATGGCCAGCAGTAGCACGGCAGATCTTAAAGCCAGAGATCTTGAGAGCATCCATAAAGGCAGTATTCGGGGTACGATGAATTACGCGGATATCTTAGCAGGGTATAGATATATAAAAATGAAAATGCTGGGAGAGCCGTCAGGTACAAATAGCGGCAAGGTATATGTTAGATCCGGCGCGAGCTGGGATAAAAAAGAGGAGGACGTAAAAGATGGGCGAGATCGTAAAGACGGTAGAGTGTAAAGGTTGCGGCGATGAGATCGTATGGCTTAAGACGATGAAGGGTAAAAATATACCGGTCGATGCGGATACGGTAACAGATGGAGACGCGATCTTCGATCGTACTGTGCATACATGCCACTTCGATACGTGTCCTAATGCAGGTCAATTCAGGAGGAAAAAATAATGAGCGAGATCCTTATTTTGATCGCGATAAATCTGGCTGTCTACTTCCGGATCCTGCGCTATGACTATATCATAGACGATCAGCTGGTCCCGAAAGGCAAAGGTAAAAACATATTTCACACGCTGCTCTTGCAGTTGCACGCGCTTAAGTACTCGAATAAAGAAGTTGAGCATCTGCTCCGGATCCTGGTGCATACGGCTGTTTGCATTATGATATACGTTGCCTTCGGTAGATCTCAAATATCATTTGTAGCCGCGCTTCTCTTCGCTGTAAATCCATCAAATAATCAGGGAGTATGCTGGCTGAACGGAATAGGATATTCTATGTCGGCTCTCTGCGTACTTCTCATGGTAGCCGCGCCAGCCTTCTCGATACTGCCATATCTTTATACAATGGCTTGGCATGTTACGGCCGCATTCGCTCCGATTTTATTTATAGCGCATGGGCCCTGGTACTATGTCTTTCTCCTGGTACCTTACATCGCGATAGGATGGCTCTTGTCATGGAATATCCCAGTATTTAAAGCTCAGAAAAACGCTACGCTATCGGTAAGGATCAAGAGTCCTAATACTCCGATGCGTGCTATCTCAGTCGGGAAGATGATATTCGTCATTAAGTGCTACGGATATTATTTCTTTATAAGCCTACTGCCGCGCCGGCTGGGCCTATACCACACCTTCGGATATTCATACGGACTGGCGAAGAGAGACACTGATAAGTGGGAAAGCATATCGCCTCTATTCTGGAGTAGCTTCGCTCTGATCCTGGTTAATGTGGCGATCATGATACATTACTGGGGTACGCCGCTGGCTTATGGGATATTTTGGTACAGCTTATTTATCGGACAATTCTGCAACTTCGTGATGATCCAGCAGCCGATCGCTGAGAGATATCTCTATCTGCCTAACGTGGGCCTTATGTATGCGCTGGCCTGGGTAATCTTTCAGACTGGATACGCCTATGTGATAGCCACAGTATTTTTTACGGCGTATCTATCAAAGCTCAGTTATTTCCTTCCGGCATATAAAAACATGCAGAGCTATGTAGATTATTCTCTGCAAGACTTTCCGGATCAGTTCGCGCTTCACAACTGGCAGGGCGTACTACACCGAGACAAGAATAGACTATTCTCTTCGATGGCAGCCTGGGCCTTAGGATTAAAATACAGGGACTACGACTTCCGGATTAATTTTAACATGGCGCACGTCTTAGGGCAGATGGGCTTCCTGAAGGAGAGCTTGAAATACTACGAGAAAGCAGGGGAGGGCCTGGCAGAAGAGGACGCAAAAGAAGAACATCGTAAGATCGTAGCAGATGCCAGAGCTATCGTAGAGGGGAGGCTTCGGAAGGCCGAGGGCGGCGATCCGAGGATCATACGAGTATGAGCGGCTGCGACTTCATGAAAAAAAGCTTCACCGTACACATGGGAGGAGGCGAGCCTAAGAACCGCCGGCTCGGATCTGGTAAGATCTTGCGCGTTGACTGCGAGAGCTGCAAGCATCAGGGACAGTCTGAGATCTGCGATCCATGTACCGGAAAGAGAAATTTTGAACGGAGGGAAGAATGAAGGCTGAGGACATAAAAGAGAATTGTCCGGTATGCGGTAGTCAGATGGAAGCCAGGGCCACAGTAACTCCCAGGATGTTCTTAGTTAAGTGCTACGGAATGGATCCGGAAGATAACACAAAATGCACATACGAAGGGGTGTACAATGTTGAGACGAAAACAACCAGAGGCTCACTTGCTATTACACATCATAAAGCTCCTGCGCCTCAAAGGCCTTATCGTAGGCAAAGTCAAGGTAAAGGGTACGTCAAACCGACAAGGGAAATTTATCCTTGATCCGTATCTGATGAAGGGCCTACCGGATGCCTTCGCTTTCCAAGGGCCTGTAATGTATGCCGTAGAGACAAAGGTACCAGGAAATCATCAAACGCCGGACCAGAAAGAATTTGAGCGGCTCTTCCATAATCCTCCGACGAGAATATACGTTCTTGCCTATAGTTGGGAGGACGTGGAGGAAGCATTGAAGCTGACAAAAATCCGCTTACCATTGACTAAAATACTCAGATAGTGTATATTTAAGTTAAGAATTAACCAACTTTCGGATGAAAGAGATAGTCTTAATCGGGCTATCTATTATTTTTTTATAAAGAGGCAGCGCGGATGCGCAACAAGCGTATTCTGGAGCTGTCTCTTTTTATTTATAGGAGCGATGGATGGTATCCGTAATCGTCCCATGCTACAACGAAGCCCACACGATTGAGAAAATCCTCAAGGCATTATTTAAAGCGCATTTCAAAAAGCAAGTCGTCATTGTCGATGATGGCTCTACAGATGGCACAGTGAAAATCCTCAAAACTCTACAGCAAAAAGACATGCCGCCTTTTCACAAGGTGCTTTATCACTACACGAATAAAGGCAAGGGAGCCGCGATCCGCACAGGCATTGAGAACGCGGACGGAGAGATCATAGTTATCCAGGATGCTGACCTTGAGTATGATCCCGAAGAGATACGATATCTATTACAGCCGATTATCCTGGGCCAGGCGAACGTAGTATATGGCTCGCGCTTCTCAGGAGGGCATCACTATAACCGTATGCCTATACGTACGTACCTCGCTAATAAATTCCTGACGTTTATTACAAAGAGATTAACCGGACTTGATATTACAGACATGGAGACTGGCTATAAAGCCTTTACAAAGGAGGTTGCCAATGCGCTGACAATCGAAGAAGATGGATTCGGCGTGGAGCCGGAGATCACAATCAAAATGAGCCGGCTCCCATTTGTGAAGTTCAAAGAAGTGCCAATATCATATAAACCGAGAACGAGGGCCGAAGGGAAAAAGATAGGCCTCAGGGATGGCTTAAGGGCCATCACCTGCCTTTATAAATATCATAAGAAGTGTGAACCAAGATTCTGTAGAATTCGAGGAGCTACATGCCGCGCGTAAAGAAGAACGAGGCAAGAACGAGGAAGAATATGCCTAAAGGCAAGCAGTTTAGCAAAGCCTATCAGCCCAAAAAGCATACTGGTCCTTATTTGACTACTATTCTTGAAAAGCTTTTGAAAACAAAAATAAAGTCTGCTGACCGTGAAGTTATGGCAGCTCTTAAAGAAGCTGGTCTACCTCATACAAAAGCAGTCGCCTTAGGCCTTAGGTATTTATATAACGGTCTTGAAGGAGATACGAAGGCTATTGAGGGTATTTTTGACCGGATAGATGGCAAGGTACCTCAAAGGCAAGAACTCTCTGGGGAGGTATCTAATCCAGTCCATATATATTTACCAGAAAAGGAACCATTACCCGAATGAAAATATCGCTCGTTTACTTTAAAAATGGCAGGGCCTATGTAAAATACATCCGTAAATCTGGTAAGGCTAAGGGCCTTGTCAAAAGGATATACGGCAAGATTATAACTTGCCGACGGTGCGGTAAAGAGGCCTTCGCCTCGGATAGAAAGATAGCAGAAGGATATGGTAAATACTGCTCCCATAAGTGCGGTAAGGAATTGCGCCATCAGAAGCCAGGTCGAGACGGAAGCTTTAAGAGCAGAGGCTACATAAAGATATTCAAGCCCCTTCATCCCTATTGCGACAAGAACGGCTACGTATTTGAGCATAGGCTCGTTATGGAGAAGCAGATAGGACGATATCTATACAAATACGAGCTTGTTCATCATATAAACAAAAAGACAGGCGATAACAGGATCGCAAATCTTATGCTTTTTAATAACGATGGCGCACATAGAAACTTCGATAAAGGACTTAAAGTAGACACGAAGTACATCGTTTTTGATGGGAGTAAAATATAATGGACTGGGTACCTCAGCCGAAACAAGAATTATATCTCAAAAACTCGGCCTATGAAGCCATGTTCGGCGGCGCGAAAGGCCCAGGCAAGACAGATGGCCTTCTGTTCGATTCTACCTATCAGAATGATAAGCCTAACTACAAGGCTCTACTCTTGCGCCGGACATTCCCTAAGTTGCAAGAGCTAATCGATCGATCTCACAGGTGGTTTCATAATGAGGCTCATTGGTCAGGAGCTATTAAGAGGTGGACTTGGCCCTCAGGTGCGATCTTGGATTTCGGACATTGCAAGAACGAAGAGGATAAGTATAACTACCAGGGCAAAGAGTATCATTACATCGGATTTGATCAGCTCGAAGAGTTTACGCTCAATATGTATCTTTTCATCATGGCCCAGAATAGATCCTCAGATCCTACTGTCAAATGCTTTATCCGGTCAACCTCTAACCCTGGGAATATTGGACATAGCTGGGTAAAGGATCGCTTTATCGAGCGTCTGCCGCGCGATGGCGCAGTGCGCTACTTCATACCTGAGACAGGCGAGGAAGTGGCTGCTGGCACGCCTGGCTCGCTCTCCAGGAGCTTCATCTTCGCTACGCTGAGGGATAACCCTGCTTTGACGAATAATGACCCATTATACGAAGCCAGGCTCAATATGTTGCCTGAGAAGCTACGCAGGGCCTTGAAAGAGGGCGACTGGGACGCATACGAGGGCCAGTACTTCTCTGAGTGGCGCAGATCTATTCACATAATACCGAGCTTTGACCTATCCCAGCCACATTTGACGGTCCTGGGCCTTGACTACGGCTTCGCTAAGCCGGCTTCCGTAGGCTGGTATGCTTGCTTACCGGATGGCAATATCATCCGCTATCGTGAATATTACAAAGAGGGCCACACATACGCATCCCTGGCTGACAAGATCCTTGAGATTAACGGCTCTGAGAAGGTCGAGTACATGGTAGCTGATCCGGCTATCTGGGGAGATAAGTCGCACCATGCCGAACCTAAGGAAGGCGAGATGAAGGGCGAAAGCGGCGCGGAGACTATGCAGAAGATACTCAAAGGAAAGATACCGCTTGTCATGGCCGATAACCGGCGCGTCATAGGATGGGGCCTCATGCGCGAGAAACTGAAGCCTTATTCGAATCAGCATAATCAGCTGGATGCAGGATTCAAGGTTACAGAGAATTGTCACAACTTTATACGCACGATGCCAGGGCTGATACATGATGAGGCTAACCCTGAGGATCTTGATACGGCAGGGGAGGATCACGCACAGGATGAGGCCAGATACGTCCTTATGTCTCGGCCCAGGATGCCTAAGGCAGTAGAAAAAACACCTACACCTACGGAGGATTTCTGGGATAGGGTTAAGAAGGATATCAAAGGCAATAAAGAGGGTGAAGTAGTATCTATAACGCAGGATGGCGCACGATCGCTATAAGGAGGCAGGGCATGTTCGAAGATAAAGAAAAAGAGGCGATGAGGCAAGAGATAGAGTACTTAAAAAAACTCGTAGACAGCTTGCTTATGAAGATCGGAGTACCTCCGGTCGCTAAGCCAGCATTTAACATTAAGACCGAGGTAAGACCTGCCGGAGAAGAAGTACAAGGCACCGGCCCGACAACGGAGCAATATGGAGACTAAGACGATCCATAACATCGTAGTCGTAGTGCTGCTTATAATAGGCGGCATGATCCCGATCTTTTTATTCTGGTCCGGCACTGTAGACAGGCTTTTACTCAAGTATCACGAAAGCAGAATGACGAAGCTGAGAAAAAATGCCTTGAAGTATATAGGCTTGCTCCATAAGACAATGATAGATCAGCACTATACGCGCCATCAGCGCAGACAGTTCTGGAGAGAGTTTGTAGTCAAAGGACGCTTTGAAGCATAACAGGAGGATCTCATGATCGATTTAGGAAAGAAGTGGAATACCAGCGGACCCGAAGCGATAAGCCCATCAGATGAGAAGAACAAAGTACACTATCCAGATCTATATCTCAACGATATCGATCTGGGCCTCGGTGAGGATGATGCCGGTAAAGAGTTTACCGCTACAGTCAAGGTCAAGGTGCGCTCTGTCTCAAGCAATGTTAATGCCGATGGCAAGAAGAATAACAGCGTTACCCTCGAAGTCAAGGCTATAGAGTTCGGCAAAGGCAAAAAGAAAGACGGACGCGAAGATCCCCTACAATTAGCGATCGAAGATGGGCTTGAAGCTGAGGCTAACAAGAAGGAAAAATAATCATGGCCGACGAAACGAAAGACACTCCGGTATCAAAGACTACCGCAGAACAGGCCGCAGAGATCGTTAAGCAGCGCGATGCGATCCAACGCGGCAGGGCCGCATGGGAAAAGCAATGTCTGGTCAATATAGCCTTCCTGCATGGCAAGCAGTACTTCCAGATCGAGAAGAAGCCTGTTGCCGGCTTAGAGGAGAGAGTAGCATGGGAATTCCAGGATATCGAGCGCAAGAAGAAAACACGGCGCATTGATAACTACATCCTGCCTCTATATCGATCGCTCTTATCCAGGATGCTCAGCATGAAGGCCCATATCAACGCAGAGGCCACAACTAACGCAGAGCGAGACAAGTCATGCGCCAGGGTGAGTAATGAGGCCCTTGAGGATTTCTGGCAGAATGTCAATAAGCGTAACCCTGTCTTATGTCAGGACTACGCTGGTATGCAGATCATCCTTGCAAAGCTCTTCGGTTACTGCCTGGCGATCGGGCTGGGGTATCTGAAACCTTATTTCAACCCGACAACGAGATCAAAGTTTTTCCTCGAAGGAGAGGCTGGAGAGGGAGAGATCGGAGAGGTCGAGGTTAAGGTACGGCATGGCCTTGATATCTTCGAAGATCCTATGCACAAGTACATCATCGAGCAGAGCGTCATGGACGTAGAGGATATTGAGGATCAGTACGGCAAGAAGATTAAACCCGAAGAGGTAGGCTTCAGCGAGACAGAGCAGAAGCTAATTAACCTGCTTGAAGGATCTAAGCCTGAGAAGTTCGAGAACGCAGCGCGCGTATTCGAGAAGTACGTACTGCCCTGCAAGAAGTATCCTAAGGGAAAGCTTTTGATCTGTTCGTCAAAGGACATGATTAGCGAAGCAGATCTACCGGAAGAATATAAGGGTCGGATGCCGTTCTTCAAGTTTACGTATCTTGATCTAATGCTGGCAACATATCCGCAAGGCATGATAGAGCAACTCATATCTCATCAGGAAGAGCTTAACTATACGATCTCAAGGATGGCATCGTATAAGAAGTGGCTTGCTGGTAAGGTCATGGTACCGAAAGGCGCGGAGCTTGAGACTAAGTGGGATGATGAAGTGGGCCAGCTCATCTATTACGTAACTGGACATAAGCCGTCTTATGAAGCCGGAGGCGCACCGCCTAACTTCCTGATGCTCGAAGTAGCCAGGATCAAGAAGGCGATGGAGGATATAGCAACGGCGCATGACGCATCTATGGGCCGGATCCCCAGCCAGGCTAAGAGCGGAGTCGCTATTGAGAACCTCGCAGAGAGCGACAATTCACAGCTTGCCCCGATCCTTATAGGCCATGAACAGCAACTCTCCTTCTTCTCGGAGACTGTCGTGGACATCATGGAGCATAAATATACAGAGCCGCGTCTACTGGCAGTTACAGGAGATCTGCTCGGACCTGATGTAAAGACGTTCAAGAATGAGGACCTAAAAGGAAACAAGAGGATCGCCGTATCCTTAGGATCCAGCTTGCCGTATTCGAAGCAAGCGCGGCAGACGTTCATTATGGGCTTGAAGAAAGAAGGCTACATCACGCAGGAGAAGGCCCTGGAGCTTATGGAGTTCGGAGATATTGAGGGTATATTCCAAAACCTCGACAACACTCTACAGAAAGAAGAGATCCAAGCGATGATGAAGCCGAATATGGACGTTGCTGTAGAGTCCTGGGATGATCACACGATCCATATCAAGGTCGTTACTGACTTTATGAAGTCTCCGGCGTATATGAGATTACAGCCGGCAGAGAAGCAGAAGTTTATTAAGCATCGTGAAGCACATCAGCAGTTTTTGCTAAAAGAGCAGGAAGCTCAGGCAACGATGCAAGCAAAGGCGAAGATGGCTGCCATGCCTCCGGCACCGCTGGGATTACCAGCACCGGCCGCAGGGACAGCACAATAAACCGGACCAAGCCGAAAGGCAGTCCACAAAAGGAGGATGTATGCCAGAGAAAGATCAGGCAGATTTAGAGAAAGAGTTAGGGTTAGGAGACACAGCCGCCGCAAGCACGGCCTCAGCCGGCACAGAAGCCGCAGGAACCGGAGCGCACAGCACAGAGGCACCTGCCACAAAGGCAAAAGATGATCCTGAATTCGAGCTTGAGTTCGGAGAAGAAGGCAAAAAGGAAAAGAAGAAGCTTAAGCTCTCTGAGTTGCATAAAGGCTACATGCTCAATGAGGACTACACGAAAAAGACACAGGAGATCTCTTCCGAAAAAGAGAAGATCAAGGATCTCCTTAACTGGAGCGAGGCCGTTAAGAAGAATCCGGAAGCGGTCAAGCTCGTTATAAACCTATCGAAGGCCCTGGAGACAGGCGATAAGGACAAGATTGCAAAGGCGATCGGGGTATTCGAAGCTAAGGTTGAGGCGAAAAAAGAAGAGACGGTCGAGAAGATCGAAGATCTTGAGAAGGAGCTTGAGGGCCTGGATCCTGAATCGAATGAGTATAAATTCGCTGCCAGGATGCTCAAGATGAATCAGGGACTTTTAAAGAAGTTGGAAGATCTCGAAGGCAAAGTCAACAGCACGACAAGCACCGTCGAGAAAACAGAGCAGGAAAAGGTAAAAAAAGCGCAGGAGGAGGCCGCAGCACAGGCCAGCAAGGTATTAAACAATACCCTGGCCAGTCTTACGGACTCTAAGACAGGGGAGGTTAAATTCGACTCAGACGAGGGCTTAGCCCTTTGGAGAAAACTCGTTCTCTCCCATCTGAGGGATAACCCTAAGGAGTATAAAGACGAGAATGATTTTGTCGAGACAGTCAAGGCCGCCGGCAAGAAGATGTTTGCTGAGATCGGCAAGATGAATGAGGCTACTCTCGCAAAATACATCAAGTCGAAGGACACCACTATACCGCATAAGCCAGGTGGATCCGGAGATCCTACTCCTAAGGAAATGAATATGGATAACCTCCAAGAGAACATCGAAGCAGCTCTTAAGGGAGAGCTGGATAAAAAGGAAAAATGAAAGGAGTAGTTATGGGAAAGTTTCTCATGGCGATATTCGCTTACGCGATGGCTGGCCTCGGAAATAGGCGAGGCGCGCTTCAGATAAGCGATATCTCAGCTGTACTGAAAAAGGTCATAATCCCTACCATTCAGTCGCAGCTGCCAAAAGAGTCCGTTCTTTTTGACAAAATCAAAAAGAACGTAGGGGTTACGGTCGCGAACAATACCATTTACATCGCAGCGAGGACGAATAAGCATACCGGTATCTATACCGTAGCAGAAGGTACAGAGCCGAGATCCGGTAAAGCCGGTTATTCGCAGCCTTACGCGGCAATGAAGTACGCCTTCGGTACCCTGGAGTTAACAGACCAGGCGATAGAGGCCGCTTCAAAGTCCGATGTAAAGGCTATTGCGTCGATTCTGACAACCGAGATCCAGGCCTTGAAGGACGACTTCAAGATGGATCTTAACCGTCAGTTTCACGGAGCAGGATCCGGTATTCTCTGTATGACTACAGGGACCGGCGCATCAGGCACTACGGTAACGGTAGACTCAAATCCTAACGGTGGAGATGCTACCGAGTACATAGAGCCAGGAATGGTACTCAGCTTTACGACAATGGGTACCGCTACGGTAGTCTCGAAAACAGCGACTACCATCGTCATTGCCGCTAACACATGGGTCGATGGCGAGATTATCACGAAGGCTAATGCCGCGGAGTGCATGGGTATAGCCGGTATTATCGACGATGGCGATAACGCATCGACGATACAGAGCATCGTAAGGGCCTCGTATCCGTGGGCCAATTCTCCGACTTACGACACCGGTGCCACTCTTACCGAAGCGAATATGATTTCGACGTATTTGCAGACGGTAAGGTATGGCGGCGCGAAGGTAGTTTTCATGGGACCTACCCTCTTCGCGAAGTACGGATCCTTGCTGGTCAGCTTGAAAAAGACGCAGGATCTGAAGGAAGTACTCTCTGGTGGATGGAGAGGGTTAGAGTTCATGAACGGTATAGGCGTTATGCTCGATTTCGACTGCTGGAATGGTTACGTCCAGATGGTAGACTTCGACGCTCTTACCATAGCCGAAATGAGCGAGCCGTTTACGTGGCTTGAGGCAGATGCTCATGGTGGCATCCTAAAGAGGTCCGCGAGCAATAGGACTATTTGGGAAGGCACGCTGAAGTATTACCTCAACCTTGTGGCGAAGAAGTTTAAGTCGTCAGCGAGAATGAGTGGTCAGACTATCTGACAATAGTATCCGGATCCGGAGGGAGCTTAACCGCTCTCTCCGGCCGGTTTTAAAAAGAGGGAAACATGGGAAAGGCGTTCGGGCAATACGTAAATTCAGCATGTGAGAAGGCAGGACAGGATCTTTTAAAGAAAGCAAAAGAGGCGCACTTAAAGAAGAAAGAGGATGCGAATAAAGACATCGCAACGGCAGCTCACGATATTGCATCCGGACTTGTAGGGATAGGTAAAAAACGCATTATGTTATGGCCTGATAAAATTAAAATACGAAATATCATGAGTAACGCGGATCGCCGCGAAAGAGGGATGCCGCAGGATCCTACAATGGAAGATTACCAAGAGGAGGTAAAACATGCTTAAGAATATCAGCGATGTAGTGCAGGTTATAAAGTATGACGGAAGGCAGTATCCGGTAGCACCAGGGCAGGTATTCGAGGTTAAGTCAATGGCCCCTATCGGAGTAATAAGCGATCATGAGGCCTTTTGCCTTGAGGAGAAGTGGGAAAAAGAGACAAGTAAGAAACTTACCAGGAACGCCTCAGAAGCCCCTAAAAAGGAATCCGAGGCCCCTATAGCGAAAGAGGCAGAGAAGCCTCAGCCAGCGCAAGACCAGGCACCAAAGCCCACAGAAAAAGACCCTGATGGTGAGGCTCATAAGCCCTTATCTCAGGAAGAGCTTAATAAGAAAAAAGAGGAAGAGCTTACCTCTAAGGCGCCGGAGAAGATCGATCCTAAAGCGAATAAAGCAGATAAATCTGGGGGGAAAGGCAAGAACTCCCATAAGAGAGGTCAAAAATGACAATTCAAGAGATCAGAGACGAGATCGTAGAAGAGATCGCAGGAGACTCGTCCGATACCGATCTCTTGACACGCATCTTTAACGTGATCAGAGCCGCGATCCGCAGACTCCCGAAGCACGTTATATCCAGGACGCTCTCTGCCATAGAGACTGTTACTCTCACGGCCGGATCAAGCAGTGTGGCCCTGCCGGCAACCTTTATCAAGGAGAGCTATGTATATCGCTTAGGCACGGATGGAAATAAGATCAAGATCGATAAGCTCAGCGCGGACAAGTTTAACATGGTCAACGATACTGAGTACGGAGAGATCTTTAAGTACCGGATCATAGGAAAGACGATCTACTTCGAGCGTAAGACCAACGCAACCGATACGATCTATATCGAATGTTTTAAGAGCCAGGTAGGATCCATGACGATCGCGACAAACTTCTTCGGCAACGATGATGAAGTCGAGACAGTAAAATCCCTGGCTAAGATGATCTACTACAGAGATTACGAAGAGGACAAGGAAAAATCAGACGATCATAAGGCAGACGCGGGTACCGGCATCGCAAAGATGAACGCCGATTATATGATCCGCGAATTACCGAGCCATGTAGAAGAGGCGTAAAGACAAGGAGACGTTATGGCATCAAAAATTCAAAATGCTTATATCGCTGGCATTATCGATGGCGAAGGAAGCATTTTTATCAGATGCCAAAACAACCTTAGGAGGCGTGCAAATGGTTGCTCCTCCGAGTTCTTCCTTGTTTTGGATGTAGGTAATACCGACAAAAACCTAATAAATTATCTATATAGTCTTTTTGGTGGAACGACTGGACGCAGGAAAGATAAAAGACCGAATACAAAACCGATGTTTAATTGGAGAGTAACAAGCAAAAAGGCGATGAGCATTTTGGAAGCCGTATATCCATATATGATAGTTAAGCGTCAACAGGTAGATATCGCTCGAAAATTTCAACAGACAAAAATACAGACAAGCGAACGGCGTTACAACAAGTTATCTACTAAAACTATAAAGAAAAGAATATATCTGATGAATGCCTTAAGCAGTATAAACAGGTATTCGGGGAGAATCCAAAGGAGGAATAAAAATGTGTGCATATAGCCGAGACTGGGACGAGACAAACCCCTTAGATCACACCAAATTTAAAGTACAACCACAACACGTAAGAGATTTTAAGGTGGATGTTTCCGATCGTCTTAAAAACCTAATAGCTGGATTCGTCGCTGGAGATGCTAACGAGGGCTTTAAGAAAGTCCCTTATCTCGTACAAGGTACCGCGCCGACTTCGGCCTCAAATATGATTCTCGGATTCGGAAGCGATGTCGCCGCGAAGTGCGAGTTATTCCTTCTCGATGAAGAT